GAATATCAGATGCTTGACAACCCTGTGCTTGGTGACCCAGTAACAATGGAGCAGTTCATCTTACAGCGTGTCAACCCTGATGACCCATTAGTGCCTAAGCAATACACCGCACTAGGCAGAGCAAGAACCCTTAGTAATCCAGTGGCTAACCTTATCTACTTTGATACAGCTACAGTTGAGGAACGTCAGCGTGGCATCCCTGCAAAAGAAATAGAGGTAGAAAGATTCCTTTATAAACTAGCGCAGGTAGGTGACACACACTTCACAGCTTCCTACAAGATGCCTAAGTTCATGGGTGATATTGACTTACGAACTCAGATAACAAAAGACGGTATGGAAACCTACTACGACAGATGGATGCGTTATACCCACGAGTCAGGACTGATAGATGTGCTACATGGCATGCAGGACTTACCTATGGGTACAGCTTCACAGGCAGGTATCGCTGAACAATACGCCAGGAAGTATATCAATCAGTTTAGGGAGATGGCTTTCATGCGTTTGTTTGGTGAGGAGGCAGCAATACCACAGGAATACCGAAGTGTCTTAGAAAGGAAGATACAGGGTCAAACAGGCCAACGCTCTTCAGACAACATAATATATAACATTGGGAATTAATAACTATGCCTTATGCAAATAATAAGTACACAGCAGACGGGAGTACGGCCACGTTTAGTGTGGCCTTTCCGTATTTATCAGAGGGAGATTTAGTTGTATCAGTTGATGGTGTAGTTAAAACATTAACGACTGACTACACCGTCCCCTCCACAAGCCAGATAACCTTCAACACACCCCCTGCAAATGGAACTGTTGTCGAGCTAAAGCGAAGCTCTAACCAGTCAGCACGACTCGTAGACTACACAGCAGGGGCAATCTTTAAGGAGTCTGACCTAGACACCGATGGTCTCCAGACATTCTACATGGCACAGGAAGCTATTGACTCTACTGAAGATGCTCTAAAGGTTAACAGTATTAACAAATATAATGCTGGTGCTAGGGTGATTACTAACCTGGCTGACCCTGTAGATTTGACTGATGCAGTTAGCTTAGGATTCATTAGTCCTAACTTAACTAACATCGGTACAGTCGCAGGTATCGCTGGGGATGTTACAACGGTGGCAGGTATCTCTGCTAACGTAACTAGTGTGGCAGGAAATGAATCTAACATAAATGCTGTACAAGCTAATTCAGCTAACATCAATTCTGCTGTGAGCAATGCTTCTAACATTAACTCTGCGGTAAGTAACGCAACTAATATCAACACAGTAGCGACTAATGTTGCTGATGTTAATACAGTTGCTACAAGTATTGCTGATGTAAACAAGTATGCAGATACTTACTTCACAGGCGGCACAGCCCCCTCTAGTCCCACTGTAGGTGACCTATGGTTCGACACTACAGTACAGGTGCTTAAGGTTTACACCAGTGGTGGTTGGCAACATGCTTCATCAGCTATATCAACTTCTTCTAATCGCCTCAGCTACACTGTAGGAACAAACTCAGGGACATACACTTCAGGGTCATTAACAACTTTCCCTGTGTCTTATGATTCAGGGTTTATTGATGTGTACCTGAATGGTGTTAAGTTGATTAATCTAACAGACTTCACAGCCACTAACGGCACTGAGGTAGTATTAGTTACGGCTGCAACGGCAGGTGATGTTGTAGACTTTGTTGCGTATGGTAACCAGATACTTACTGATGTAACTACTCTGTCACCGTATGCTACTCAGATAGGCACACTAGCTACCAACATTAGTGACATCAATACTACAGCGACTAACATAAGTAATGTAAACGCAGTAGGTGGGGACATAGCCAATGTAAATGCTGTGGCTGGGGATGCAACTGATATAGGAACAGTAGCTACTAACATTAGTGACGTTAACACAGTTTCCACTAATATAAACAATGTTAACGCAGTGGGTACATCTATTGGTAATGTTAATGCTGTGGCAGGTGATGCAACTAACATTGGAACTGTTGCTACTAACATTAGCAGTGTTAACTCTCTAGCCCCTAGCGCAAGTAGTATCAATACAGTGGCTAACGATATAGCTAATGTAAATGCGGTGGCAGGGGATGCAACTGATATAGGCACGGTAGCTACTAACATCAGTTCAGTAAACACTGTAGCGAATAGCGTAAGTGATGTGAATACAGTTACTACTAACATGGCTGATGTAACTGCTGTGGCAGGTGATGCAACTAACATTGGAACTGTATCGGCTAACATCAGTAGTGTTAATACGGTTGCTAATAACATGGGTAATGTAACTACTGTATCAGGGGACTCCTCAGACATAAATACAGTTGCTACTAACATTGCCGATGTTAATACAGTTGCAGGGTCCAATCAGTCGATGATAAATGTCAGTAATAATATAGGAAATGTTAATTACGTTGGGAATAATATTTCTAGTGTTAATAACTGTTCGGGGAATCTAAGTAGTATTATTAATGTTGCAAATAACGGAACTAACATCACTACAGTTGCCAATGACATAGCTAACATTAAATCCATTGCTAACCCTAACCCAATTCTTATAGAAACTTTTGAAGAAATGATAGGGCATACAGGCCTTAACATTGCTTCTACTATCTTAGCCGAGTGGCTTACTACTCAGACTGTAAGCTCTTCATACGGGTCAGCACAGTTAAGCCCACAGGCTACACTGACAAGACAAGTAACTGTTGTTCCTGGCTCAAAGCTGACAGCGTTTATAAATGTATATAGCTCAAACTATATCACTATTAGGATAGGGACAACATCGGGGGGTAACAATGTTTACAATGCTATACTTAACACAGATACCTGGGCTGATTTTACTGTACCTTCAGGCGTTACTTCAATTTATGTGCAAATTAAGAATCACTCTTATTCAAGCACAGTTAGATTTTCAGGAATAGGACTGTATAACACGGAGTTTGATGCTGACTATAACCCTAAGATTCTTGCCTTCAATAAACACGCTAACTACATTAGTTTTGCTAACGATAATGATTATAGTGTGTTAAGTAAAGATTCCAGTACTAAGTATATTCTGCCTGTGATACCTACTGGCCAGACATTGTATTATGCAACTCTCACCACATCACCAGGTAGACAAAACCTCACATTAATTGCGGAGAAACCCTAATGATATTTATTACTAAAGGTGCGCCCCGCCTCGAAGGGGCCTCCGTTGAGTCTGTCACTCAGGACTACATTGATTCTGAGTGGCCACAATGGATGAGAGAACGGTCTATCCGTAAGAATGACGGTGAGTTCAACACTTACATGGAACAGTGGGAAGCTGATACAGAGACTAACAGAGCCAACGAAGCCTTTAACATTCAGTTAGATGTATATCGTAAGACTCTGGTTGCTCTTGAAGATACCTCTATTGATGACGAACTACGCGCTTATCACCAGAGTTTTATTGATAAGACACCAGCAGAAGTCGTTGAGTTTCATAATGCAGAAGCAGGGGGTGAATAATGTCTAGAGCAAGAGATTTAGCAGCTTGGAACGCTTCAACTGGGCTTGTTGACATAACATCGTCATTTACTAGGAGCTCTGCGTGGACTAAATCAGGAACTGAAAGGGTGCTCCATGACCCCAACACTGGTTTGGTATACTATAATTTGGGTTTATATATAGATGCTACTAGTGGTCCTGCCTCTGGTGACCTTGATGACTATGCGCAACCCGCAGATAACGAGGTTATATACACAATCGCTTCAGCTTACAGGCCGTCAGAGCAGTTCATTACTAGTACCATCTCGGGACTATACGATAGTACCGTAGTAGCCTTTGCTTCTAATGGAGATGTTACAGTATCTTCCCCCCAGAACTGGCATGAAGCACGTTTCAGAATCTACATAAACGGTTGGTATAAAATTTAACTATAGGACACTTTATTATGTCAAAAGATTCATGGTACTTAAATAAGAGTGTCCCTGTAACATTTGTGTTTGCCTTAGCGACTCAAGCCATAGCACTCGTATGGTTTTTTGCTGAGTTAGACTCAGGTATTGCAGCCAACAATAAACAAGTAACACAACATGAAACACGGTTAGCACAGCTAGAGAATCTCGTACAAGGACAGGCGGTTTCTCTAGCTAGGATAGATGCAAACATTAGCCACATCAGGGCTACTGTAGACCGTGTGTTAAGCGAGAGGCCACCCAGGTAATGCCTTGGGTACTACTCCTGTTATTCATTCCTAGTTTATCCTACGCAACAAATTCACAGGAAGGCTCCCTCAATAGTTTCACAGGAGAGGGGGCCACTGTGTCTTCTAACAATAACACCACAGATACATCAACATCGAATACCTACAACGGTGCTGGGTCATCCAGTGAGATACCTGTAGGTTCAGCGATAAGTCCATCTTACATGAGTAACGGTATGGACACTTGTCTCAAAGGAACTGGAGGTTCCTTACAGACTGTGGGCGTAGGGTTCTCTAGCGGTGGCTACGAGGTTGACCCTAACTGTGACAGGCGCAGGGATGCAAAACTGTTATCAGACTTAGGTATGAAGGTGAGTGCGGTGGCTAGGTTATGCCAGTCGCTTGACGTATGGAAGGCCATGTTTATCTCTGGCACACCATGCCCCATCTTATCTAATGGGAAACTTGTAGTTGGCAAAAGAGCATTCTTAGTAATGAAGCGACAACCAGAAACATACATTCCAGATTACAGTAAGAAAACTAAAGACTGGTACAACACTTTACTTAACATAGGCGGGGGAGAAGCTACAGATGAAGAAGATGATAATACCTCTATTAGTGCTAAGTTCCGTAGCTCACTCAGATGAATACGATGCGCTCCTAGAATCTAGCCAAGCCATAGTAGACCAGATTACACAAGGGGTCTTACTAGTAGGTGCAGCTACAGAATATTCCTACCAAGGCGATGCCCTGTCATCAGGAACGCTATCAGACACCGCTCACATCTCTTCTGAGCAACTTCAGGCTTACAATGATGCACTCTATGGCATGAACACTTATTTGCCTTACGGGGACATACAGGAGGTTCTAGAGGGTAAGGCGATGGGTGAACTAGAGTTAATGGACAACGCCATCGAGACCTTCACCGAAGTTGTGGTGGACATGATAGCTGTACAGCAGGTGGCGGAGATTGCCTCTGAAGCACAGACTCCACAGGAAGAAGCTGAGGTACAAGAGTTTGTTACAGCTAATGTAGAAGTGCTTACTATCGACCAGGAAGAAGTAGATACATACAACCAGGCTGTCGATGACATAGAGACACACGCTAACAATGCCTCTGCGTTCCTAGCAGTTGCAGGTAATGAGCAAGCTGTAGAGTTCCTAGAGCAAGGCATCGAGAACGCTAACACAACCGCAGAGCAGACTAACATCTTCTATGATGCAAATGCTCAGTGGGTAGCTATGGGATATAATACAACAAGGAACCTGACAGCAGTGTACCTCAACGGGCAGAACTTTGGGTTAGACCTATACGCAACTGAGGCTGACATATTGGCAGCAGGGAGCGAATCAGAGTTCTTCCAGACTAGCCCAGTGGCTTTAGGCTATGAGTGCTTCATGAACCAAACGGAATGTGAAATATGAGCCTAGAGAATACTGAACTAAAAGTAGGGAACACCTCATTTAAAGGTGTGTGGATAGCCATTGTGCTGACGATAGGTACTAGTATCGGTGGAACCGTCTGGACTGCTTCAAGTCTGTACTCAAGGCTTGAGACTGTAGAGGCTGTAAAGATACCTGATGTGGCTCCTATAACACAGAAATTAGCCACTTTAGGGACACACCTAGAGACTATACTAACCCAACAAGAAAAGCTCTTAGAAATCAAAGCAGAGCTTTCTGAGCTATCAAAAGAGATAGAGGCTATGAAGGCTGTTGTTAAGCAGGGAGAACTTATTGCTGACAGCATGGGGGATGTAGATACACGGATGAATAAACTAACTAAAGAAATAGAGGACTTGTGGCAGGGTATGGACTACCTGAATGCAAGCCCCTTACAGAGGTAAACTATGTTACAGCAATTAATTGGCCCCGTATCGGGATTACTAGATAAGTTTATAGAGGACAAAGACAAGAAGAATGCTATTGCTTTTGAACTATCGACCATGGCTGAAAAGCATGCACAGGCACTTGCGAAAGCGCAGCTTGAAGTTAATAAGACGGAAGCGGCACATAAAAACTTATTTGTTGCGGGTTGGAGACCTGCTGTGGGATGGGTATGTGTCCTTGGTATGGCGAGTAACTTTATGGTTATCCCACTGGCAAACTTTGCGCTTGCTCTGGTTGAATCTACGGTTGTGGTTCCAATCCTTGATTTGACTCAGATGATGCCTGTGCTTATGGGTATGCTTGGGTTAGGCGCAATGCGAACAGTAGAGAAAGCCAAAGGCGTACAACGGGAGAGATAACATGAAGAAAGATTCTAAGCTAGAAGAACTCCATGAGTTATTGGCAACAATACTATTGGATAAGATAAGAGACCCTGAGTGTAAATCAGCAGAGCTTAACGTAGCCCGTCAGTTCCTGAAGGACAATGACGTTACAGCTATCCCTACTGATGAGAATGCCCTAGCACAACTGCTAGAGGACTTACCTTTCGATTCAGACACAACACAAATCCAGTAAGGAATACCTATGTCTTTATATAAGAACATGCAGATTAGAAAGAAGAAGGGCATCAGTCGCTCTAAGAAGAAAAGCACTATTGACCCTAAAGTCTACGCAAAGATGAAAGCCAAGAAGGGTGGCTTCAAGAAGAAGGGGTAAGGTATGGCTAAGTATCAAGGCAAGACAGTTAAGCTAAACAGCCCCTCTAGGATTTCTAAAGGGGAACCTGGAGCGGGCAGGAAGAAGTCTAAGGTCTACGTTAAGGATGGCGCAAAGATAAAGAAGGTGATGTTTGGTGACCCTAACATGACCATCAAGAAGAACAACAAAGGTAGACGTAAAAACTTCAGGGCTAGACATGGATGTGACAACCCAGGCCCAAAGACCAAAGCAAAATATTGGAGCTGTAAAGCGTGGTAAATAAACAGATATTAGACTTTAAGAACTTCTTATACATGGCATGGAAGCACCTTAACCTTCCTAACCCTACACCCATTCAGTATGACCTTAGTGATTATCTACAGAACGCTGAGGAGCGCAGGATAGTTATCGAAGCATTCCGTGGTGTTGGTAAATCATGGATAACATCTGCCTTTGTCTGTCACCAACTGCTGTTAAATCCACAAGAAAACATCCTTGTAGTATCAGCTTCAAAGACACGGGCAGATGATTTCTCTACCTTTACCCTGCGCCTCATCCACGAGATGCCCATTCTGGCTCACCTAAGACCCAGAGATGGACAAAGAATGTCTAAGATTAGCTTTGATGTGGCTCCCGCTAAAGCCTCTCACGCGCCTTCTGTGAAGTCTCTAGGTATTCTCCCT